GATGTAACAACAACAGTGTCAGTCGTCTCAAGGATGATCTTACCGTCTAGCACAGACAAGGCAGAGCCAGCGGGGATGGGTGCGCCCTTAACGATGTAGATACCTGCCGCCTGTACATCTACTGTGATTTGAGCGGATGAAGTGTTCGACAAGTTGCAGCCGATCATAACGGAGGTTGTTGATGCGGGTACTGTGTAAGTTGTGACAGGTGATGTGCCTACGGAGGCGCTTGTGTAATTTTTGAAGGTGTTTGCCATGATTTATCCTAATGCGATTGCGAAAGCCAAGGCTGTACCAGCCTGATCTACGTCTAAGTTTGTTCTAGCGGTTGCTACATTATCTAGGTCGGATAAGTTGTTTGCTGCTAGTAAGTCACCAGAAGATGGTGTAATCCAGTCGTAGTCGGAGCCAGTCCAAGACAGAACCTGAGATGCTGTAGCTGTGCTTACATTAACGTGACTATCTACATCAGCATTTGAATATGCAGTAGCTCCTGTTGCTATGCCATCTAGCTTTGTACCATCTGCTGATACATCACGACCATCTACGTTGCCACTTACGATTACATTGGGGACCGTAAGATCACCTGTCATTGTGTCGCCAGTGATACGGACAAACCCTGTAACACTATCAAAGGCGGTCTTTAGCTCACCAAGAGTGATAGCCTTTGTTTCATCTGCTGAAATATCGACAACAACAAACTCACCAGCATCAACAAGGTTAGCACCAGTGATATTTGTTAGTTGAGTAATCTTCTTATCAGACATAGTAGTGTATCCTTATATCACAGCTTCGACAGCTTCAAACGAGATGCCGTATGTTGACGCATTATTGATTGACCATGAGGTCACATTGTTAGCAAGCCTAAAGACACCCTTTGGTGCATTAAAGATAACTGTAGCACTCGTATAATCAGAGCGTAACGAAGGCCATATCTCTAGGCTACCATCTCCGTCTTGATCCAGTAGTACCTGATGGAGTTTAGCAGAAGCTCCTGACCCAAGTTGAATGTAGTCACCCGCTAGTAGTGTACCAGTCATAACGACAGTAACAGTATCGTCTCCAGCACTACCCGTAAGTGTACATGAGCTAACTGTACCCTGTGGTGTAGCATAGTCAGGATCACCTAAGAGAAAAGTACCTACTGGCCCCTTAAGTCCAACCAGTAGTGCCTTCCACTGTGCAGCCTTATCACGATGTACCGAGGGAATATTGACAGAGGCTTCCCACTTCTGTCCACCGTGGGAAATGATCTGTTGCTTATAGGTAAAGGGAGACTGAGAGGTAGCCACAGCATTAACAGCCCTAAGCTCAATGCTCTCAATCCCGATAGACGTTGGTGTAGCTAATGGATAGCTCAGTGCCATATTATTGTTCCTTTAACCAAAGACGGCTTTAGTTGTTCCGCCTCTACGACGATCATCAAGTAGGGATTTCTTAGTCATGTTAGCTATCTGAGGTGCAGCCTGAGCAATGATCTTCTTAACGCTGTCGTCACCATTAGCTTGGAAGTTAAACGATTGGTTGATGACTACGTTCTGACCTGTGCCACCTGAGTTAGGCTTAGTATGATCTACGACAGTTTCCCGTGGGTGCATCATTGCCATAAAGCCACCCTTACCGTCTAATCCACCTGAGCGTGGGCCATTACCTGTGTAACCACCATTGTCGTAGCTTTCTAGTGCGCCCCCTATTTTGGCAATACTGGCATTACTAGAGCCTGACATCATGCCACCAATAGCATTAATCATCTGCTGGACGACAAGAACCTTGTAGAGGTGCCTAATGATGTCTCTAGCCATCTCACGAAAAGCGTCTTTAACAGACTTTGTGCCTTCAACCATAGCCATCATGGCACTTTCAAAAGAAGACCCGACAGTATCTGCTATATCTTTGTTTCTTTGTTGTAGTCTCTCTTGCTCTTCTAGCTTTAGGTTTATCTTTGCTAAAGCAGCAATACGTTTTGCCCCTACAGAATCAGCTTCATCATCAAGTTCATTTGTAATCTCAAAGATTTGTTTCTTTAGGTCGTACTCTTTCCCATAAAGTTTAGCTAGGATACCACGCTGCTTTTGTTCCTTGAGGATGCCAGATAGGTTTGAGTCTTCGTCATCTGTATCTGCGGTTAGCCAATCGCTTGTATCTAAGGTAGTGCCAGTTTCCTTGGCTAATTCCAGAACTCTCCTTGCAGATTCAAGTAGACCTTGTAATGCCACATCAGCTTTACCCTTGAGGGCCTCAACGGCAGCTTCCATTATCTCTAAGTCTTTTACTGCTTGCTTTAATTTATCGTCCACAAGGCCAGTTAACTTTATTGGAGTTATCTGAGGAAGATTGACTTTCTCTAACATCTTATTGATGTTTTTGATAGCATAATTAATTGCTGTGTCTATGCCGTATAGGATAGAGTTGATAGTACCGTAGATGAAAGCTCTAACGATTGGCCCAACTGTCTTGAGCCTAGCTATATAGATGTCTACAGCACTCGTACCATATTCCCATAAGGCAGCAAAAACATCTCGTATCGCAGCCCAAGCTAACCCTAAACTACCTGCATTAGTAATCATAAGCTGCATACGATAAAGTATTTCACCTAAAGCAACAACAAACGCACCTATCCCCGTGGAAATAAGTCCTACTTTAACTAACCTAAAGAACATTGTTGCGGCTTTACCAGAGAGTATAAAAGCGGCTACAAGTTTAACTCCTATAATAGCAGCAAAGGCAATGGCGTAAGAAATCAGCCGTGCAATGTTGTTAGCTATCAGTTCGCCAACCTTCTTAACAACATTCCCTAGAGAGGAGAAAGCAGACCCTATGGAATTTAACAAAGGTTTAATCGGTTCCAGTGCATCTACAAAAGACTTCTTTACTGCCTTAAAGTCTATGGTTAGACCCTTTGACTCTAGTGCCACTTTACCTAGCGCCGTACCAATGGCAAGCCCAATGCCAAGTATAGCCCCAGCAAGACCCGGAATTAATCCAGCTAACTGCGTACCTTGTTGACCAAAAGCAACGAGTGCATTTGTGCCGGACTGAACTTGTACCGCAAAGTCACCCACCTGATAACCTACTTGCTGAGAGATCATCCCAAACTTGTTAGTAGACTTACCAGACATCCTTTGCTTGTTAGCTAAGACTTGTGCGGCAACGGCAGCTTGTGACATACCTTTAGTGGCCCTAGCGGTAGAAACAGTAGATGCCTTCATCACAGTGTTTTGTGCTTTTACTGCTGTATTTGCCTTACCTATAGACCTATACAGTCTGTCTTCTTGCTTATCTAGTGCTTGTATGGCGGCAGAGTATTGTTGTCCGTCAATCTTACCCTTGTTAAAAGCAGAGTCAAGGAAGTCCATAGCTGATTTAAGCTGTTTAGCTTGCGCTGCCGCACCAAGAACGGAGTTTCCCAACCCCTTAATCTCTTTAGCAACCTGATTAGCGTTACTAGATATAATTAGTGATACATCAGCCATTCATAACCCCCAAGTAAACTACGTCAATCCTTTTGATAGCCTCTACCTCCCAAGCTAACATAGGTGTTTCTGTAAGTTCCTTCCATGCTTTTATTTCAGTGTAACTTATTGGGTTAGGGCCGCTCATTCCAGCCGACCTACCATTGCTTAAACTAACAAAGGCAGACCAGATGTGGACTATAAGGCTAGGAAATTCTGTCGGGGGTTCCAATGCTTCAAGTCTACGTCCAGTCTGCCTTTCTACTTGTTCCAAGTGTTCTCGTTCTGTAGTACCGTTTTCATCTGGTCTATTGAGCTTAAAGTTAAATTCAGCCCAATCACAGAGATCAGATACTACGCCTTGGTAAAATCCATAGTGGAGTTTAGTTCCTCCTCAATCTGGTCTTTAATCCAGAACACCTTTTCGTAAACCTCAGAGGCATCAGAAATAGGTGGGACTTTACCTTTATAAGTTATGTTCCATTCCTTAGTTGCCTTGACTAGAATCTCTAGTGTAGATAATTCCAGTTCTTCTGCGGTAACGTCTATCTTCTTTGATCCCTTAGCTTTCTTAAGCTGCTTATTAGTTTGTTGATGAAGTGCAGCCTTGTATGGCTTAGAGTGCGGGGCGTGAAGAGTGATGGTCATGTTAGTACCATCGTCATTCTTAACCGATTTACCAGTATTTGGGTGCTTTAGTGTGACTTCAATTACATCACTACTTGGGGTCAGGTCATTTAAGTCCATGTCGAGTTCCTTTTCGGGGGGTTAATGTCGGGTTGATTAATGTGGAGACCCCCGACCCGACTCAGGAGCCTCCACTACCTAGCTAGGTATTCTGAGTAGCGTAAGCTACGATTACTTGGTTATGCAGGACGTGTGATCTTAAGGTTAGTACCTTCTGTCGTATCGTAAAGGGCTACGAAAGACATAGTAATCATACGGCTGGTTGGGCCTTCAACACCAACATCCGCAGAGTTAATCTTAACCCGTGGGAATTGGAATGTGTATGCGTTAGCGCCAGTAGGATCATCTACAGATACTTCAATCTCAGTTTCGGTCTCGTTAAGGAAACGGTTGATGAGAGAAGCATCCTCAAAATAAGCTGTCAGTGTACCTTCAACTTCTGCACGACCATACTCAAGGGAAGGTGCGCTATCGTCACCAATGACGAAGGTGGGTGCGTATGAGTTATTCAGTGTGAAGTCAAGGGCTGTCACGATGGCTACAGGAGTAGCACCACCTACGTTACCGATAGAAAGATCACCTGAGTAGGCATCGAATGGTGAAGCACCAGAGGCAGCATCCTGTGTCTTCTCTGTGGCACTCATGGTCATGTCCTTGCCAACCATACCGAAGGTAGTTGCTACCATCTGGTTAGGGGCGAGGGAAATAGCCATAGTGGAAACTGACATGCCTGTGAACAAACGAGCTTGGTCAATGTCAGCAGCGTAATCTTCGATTGAGAAGAACTTTGGTGTAACTCCAACTTTAAGCACATTGGTTGCCCAAGTGTTAAGCATAGCTGATTCAAGGAAGCTGTCGTAATCCCCATCACGGAGGTCAACAACAATGTCGCCACCTACTTGACGGTTGCCATGACGATCAACACGAGCCATACGGTCAGCTTGAATATCATTACCAGCTACACGGTCTTTAGTTAGGTTCAAAGAGTGAGTGCTGAACGGGAGGTTAGTAAAGTTGCCAGCGGGTGTCGTACCAAACGTAGATTCTACGATAAACGACAGGCTGGAGCGTGAACCCTGTGCAAAGGCCATATTGATTTCTCCTGTGGGAAGTTATTTATAAATGTACCAGCCGATGTTGATCGGAACAAAGTACCAAGGACTGTCTATCATACCTTGCTGACGTTCAGCGTAATCAATAGACACTATGATTGTTTCTGCATCACCATTCGTGAACGAGATGTCAGTGGTTGCTGCGAAGGCGTCTATCACTTTGTTAGCGTAGTCGTCTGCGGTAGCTGGGCCTTGACCTTCGGGGGCGAAGACTGTTACAGAGAATACACCTTGGTATCTCAACTGTGGATTTAAGCCCCTTACAGCGGGTCTAGTGACTGTCGGGAGGTATTGTACCTTAAGGAAGCTAGTACCTGTTGTAGGCTCAAAGGCTACGTTCTCGTAAGCTATAGATGGGAGACCTGATGTTGCAGCTAAGTGGCTCTCTAGTGCAGCCCGAATATCATTTTGAATACTAGCCATGGATATTCCTTATCTGTGCAAAAACTTTATACCCAGCCCTTCTCCAAGTTGGCCCACCGTTCTCTACGTCAGAGGCATGAGGTGAGGCATTTCTAAGGGTTATTCTTGTGGTATTCTTTAGGTCAACTTTGTTAATGTCTGACATTAGGTTGGATAAACCTTCTTGTCTCATGGCCTGTGCGTTTTGACCCTTTGGTTTATTATCCGAAGACTTACCTCTTGGACGACCTGCGCCTACAGAATAAGAGAAGGATGTAACATATGCACCAGTGTCAACGGGAGATAAGTTAACGGCAGTCTGAGCTATCTCTATTAGTTGGTCAGAGACATACTCTTCCACATACTCATCAAGTATCTCCATCTTCTTATAGAACGAGGAGTTAATCTTGAGTGACGCTTTCATAACCTATTCCTCTACGTCACAGATGTAACCTATAGCAGTACCAGCGGAAAATAACGACATGACAGAGATGATCTTAACTGCATCGCCACTGCCAATAATAAGGTCATCAAAGTCAGGGATGGCAGCTAAGTCTAAGGCTGAGATAATACACTTGCGACTACCTCTAACAACCTCATCGTTACCACCTATGACACCTACGTTATAATTATAGAGGTATCCTTGAACGCTATAGTCAGTAGTGGCAGAACTGTCTACTGTACCTGTAGCGGGGTTATACGTTCCTGCTGTAGTAACCTTGCGTAGAGTAAGGGTTTCCCCAAAGTCTCTAACTAGGTTTAGCAAGTCAAAGGAGCGGAATGACATATCTTACTCCTTATTCGTATTCAGGTGTTTGATAGCTTGGTGGGTTCTTAAAACGATCTCTACGGAAAGAGCCTTCGATACGGTTAGTATTGGCTCGTACAGCTTCTATACCACTCTTAGTGATACCACCAGCTAGGACACCCACCGAAGCACCTGCGGTCTTACCTTGGTACTCTAGGTCATCTGCTAATGCTTTATACTGTCTGGCTAAGTCGGAGTAGTCAGCACTCAAAGCACCACTTAGTTGTGTCGTTACTTGTCGGGAGTATTTAGCGGAAATAACACGAGCAGTCCAAGCACCAGAGTAGTAGACGTTATTGCCATTCTCAGATAGGGCAAATGTGATCTCTTCGTTCTGTACCTGTTGGTCAACTGTGTCAGTGTCTCCAATGAGAAGACGGACTGTGTTGAGACGACCAGAGGCCGTGGTAGTGTCCAAGTCTGTAGGATCGTAAGACCATGCCATGTAAGTCGTCTCCTGAGTGCCAGCGAACTGGTGTTGTTATTAGTCTGCGAGAACCTTATCTCGTATTTCGTAGAAGTCCTCTGTAATCCAGCGATTAACATTAAGGAAGCGACGAATTAAACCACGTTGTTTGTCGTCAATCTTGGACTTCTTGCACTTCTTAGATTCAAACTCAGATTTGCTGGATGTTCGCTTGTTTACCTCAACATTAAGGAGGTTAACCAAGGTCTCTAATTCTTTACCCGCTAGTTCAGACAGTCGATCTCCAACTTTAGTCTGAACCTCTAGGTCTTTATTGTGGTGAATGTAACCGGAGGCGTACAGGGTAGCAACCTTATCTTGGTCTATCCCTCGCTCTGCCCAGTTAAAGTGATCTCCACGTTTCCAATTCGTATTATCTGCCAGTAGTGGCATCTTGATAAACACAGGCCAATCGACCTGCCAACCCAAGTATGTGGGGTGCATAGGGACTCTCCATTATATGAATACTGTTATGTTCTGTTATATATTGGGTTGTACCCCAAGCCTTAGCTCAGGGTACACCTTTAGTATTATCGCTTAGGCGATTACGGCTGAGAAGAAGTAACCCAAGTCAGCGCCTGTGACTTTCATGTCATAGGCCATTTTAACTTGGATGTGTTCTGCAACTTGCTGACGCTTCAGAGCATCGTCAGAGAAGGACTCAACGGTAACACCGAGGTTGTTTACGCCGGGAACTGAGTTCCATGCGAATGTCAAACCAGCGGCAGGGGTCATCAGACCGGATGCACGAGGTGTGTGTACCAACAGAGCGTTCTTACCACCGATGAAGCTATTGCTTTCGGCCAGACCTTCAACAGCACCGTTCTTAACAGCTTCCATGACGTAGAAGTTCTCTACTTCAAAGATTTCTGCCAGTTTAGCATCTGTAATCAAAGCTGTGTTTGTTACAGTTGCGCCACCGTTCAAACGAGCGAGGATGTCTGGGTGGTTAACCAAGATGTCACGAACTTCTTTACCAACAACCATTGTGTTTGGCTTGAAGCCACCTGATGCCAACTGCATGGTGCGACGACCAGTAGTTACATCAGAGATTGGTGTAGAGTTAGTGTAGTCAGACCACAGGTTTGCAGGAGTTACGTCTGTAGTCCAGACGCCAGCCTTGAAGAATGTGTCAGCGAAACGCTCTTCACGGTCGATCAACAAGCGAGTTGTCAATGTCTGTGCGCCAGCGGAACGGATTTCCAACATTGCGTCTTCGTTAGCAAGAGTTTGCTCATCGAAGTCCATGCCGAGGCCATAAACGTCAGCATAATAAGCAGCGTTAGAAACTGCCATACCGATGCGGTTAACTTCTGTGCGTGGCGCAAGTTTCTTTACGTCACCAGAGCGGTTCATGTTCGCACGGTCATAGATGTAATACTTGTCAGACTGACGAGCAACGCCTACGGTTGGGAATACTTTATCAGCGACAAAGTTAGTTTGTTCTTGTACATAGGCCAGTGTCAAGTTAGACAACGGCTGGTCGATATGTACCTGAGATGGTGTCAAAAGTGGCATTATATTATTCCTTTAATGCTAGATTAGGCTGGGACTACGTTGCCGCCTTGGATCATTTCGATTTCGATGATCTGACCGTCTACGCCAGCTTCACGAGCGTAACCCAGAACAACATCACCAGCGGCGGCAGTCAAAGCAGTACCATCAGCACCAGTTTGAACTTGAGCGCCAGCAGCAATAACGCCACCAGCTTCTACCATGACGGAGCCAGAGACACATACGGTCACGGCAGCACCAGCGGCAGCACCAGCAAGACATACACCAATGGCGTTCTCACCAGCAGCGTCAGCCAAGTCAACTTGACCATCGGACTCTAGAGTTACGAATTTGAATTGTGCTGCGGAAAGGTCTTCCCCAGCGATGAAAGTGCGGTTATCACGAGATTGCATGACGGCCATGATTATTCCCCTTTGTAGGATTTAGTGATGAGTGCTTTGCCTTCGTCGGTCTTAGCTACAGCAGCATAAGCCTTGGCGAACTCACTCTTTTTCAGTTGGTTTTCGTCCATGTAGGACTTTACGAGAGCATCCAGTTTGTCAGCAGAGGTAGCGAACTCACCGTCTACATCGGACTTACCA